ACGGAAATCTACAACACCGAACCACCGAGTGATCCATTGCTGAATCAGCCTATATGCGACCTAAGTTCTAGAACATGCCAGTTAGCTTTTCGCTCAAACTGGACAAGTCTAGACCTAGGACCGCATCAGCAATACGACTGAGGATCTGTACAACGACGACAATCTGGGCAAGCGTTTTATAGCTTACCTGGATATGTACGTCGATGCCAGTATCCTCAGCGTTGCTTAGGCGACGGCGTTTCCTACCAGAAGTGAGGACACCTTTCGGTGCCTCCACCCCTGCAGGAGCGCCGCTCTCGCTACGATTCGCCACCAAGAATCTTAGTGACGACCGCATTCGAAGTCGCAGTCAAGTAGGCATTGAAACCTACCCAGACCGCGAGAGCTTCGGGATCCGTGTAACCAGCAGGAGGCAGATCGAAGACGGTATACACCGCCATACCGACCTGCATATTCTTACTGGTATCAAACGGATTCGAAGTCATCTTCGAGTGGTCGAGCCGAACCAAGTGCCGTTCCCGCCCCTGCTTTGCAAGGGTATGGTTTACGGACAACTTGATTAGGCCATCAGCAGTCTGGTACGCGCTCTCCCTCCCCTGACCAAAGGTCCGGGGAAGTGTTTGCGGGGTACCAGAAATGGTGATGACCGACGGATCGGTCAGTGCCATAGGCATCACTCCTAGGGCCAAGTTCTTTGGCCCCTTTGGCGTTTAGCGTGAATAACAACACGCTACCGTACTCGGCTAGCGCTAAGTGCGGCAACAATGGACGCTTGACGGTTAGTTAGACCGCCAGTTAGTCCGAACCCAAAGGGTGTGGCTGTCCTTCGTACCTTCGCTTCGGAAATAAGCGAAAGATCAGATGGACGACCAGGGTACCCACCAGCAATACCAGTGGGACCCTCAAAAGTATAGGTATCATGAACAATTGAATGTTCCATGATATACCCGTACTTCATGACAAGACCGTCTTCGCTAAACAACGTGGAATTCCTTACTAGGGAACCCACGTCGGCGAACCAGTCAACGGCCCAGGTCCAAGGCGTCATATTCCAGAGTACGTCAGCGTCCAGGTTAAGCCCCAACAATTTCCGTGCTAGGGCAACGCGATCACTCATCGAGTCCCTCCATTCAGGAGGGAGGTGATAAGTAAACGCGCCTGAAAACCAACGCTGAATCGTCGTTAGACGAACTCTGATTTGACGACC